GATTATCATTTAAATCTGCAAGAACTCCTAGAGCGAGAAAACCAAAGTCATCAGACCAACAAGTTGCTAGGTTGAAATATTGTCAAGAAGATATTGATTCCAAACTTGTTTCTATTAATCCAGTACTTATACCAGGTAGCAAAAAACTATTTGTGTATAATACTAAACAGCGTAGGCTAACTGAATACCGTGTGGATTCTACTACTGGGCTACAAGTATCAGGAACAACGATTAAAGGATTTGATGACTCAAGTCGAACAGCGACTTTGAGAAAACCAGAAGATGTGTTACCACTCATACTTTCTAAAACTGAAAAGCAGATAGAAAAAGTGTGGGATGGAATCACTACAAAAATAAATAAACCAACAGGCAGAATTAATGCTGACTGTATATTAGTGAGGGTATTTTAATGTTATCAGTAGGAGATAAGTTCCCAGCGTTTTCGCTTAAGGGAATTGACGAAAATAATAACTTTGTAGATGTCAACGTAGATGAAGGTTACACTCCTTTGAAAAAAGATTGGAGTGTAATTTATTTCTATCCAAAAGACTTTACCTTTATTTGTCCAACAGAAATTGCTGGTATGGATGTATTAGTAGAACATGCTAATGTAATAGGTATAAGTGGTGATAATGAGTTCTGTAAACTTGCATGGAAAAAAGATAATGAATTGATAGGTAATATCAATCATGCTTTAGCTGCAGATTGCGGACTCGGTTTATCACATGAGCTAGGTATAGTAAACGAAGGAGAAGGTGTTTGTTATAGAGCAACTTTTATATTCGATAAAGATAGAGTTATTCAACATGTTTCAGTCAATGCACTGGATACGGGTAGGAATGCTCAAGAAGTACTTAGAACTCTGAAAGCGTTACAAGCAGGTGGCCTAACAGGTTGTGCTTGGGACGAAGGAGAGGAATTCGTTGGTTGATTCAGAAGTAAAAGAAAAAATAATGACCAAGAAGCGATTCTCTACAGCTGTAGAGAACTTGGTAGCCACAGGGAATATGAGTTATATTGACGCAGCTTCCCATGTGGTAGAGCAAAGAGGTTTGGATTACAAAAGTATGAAAAGATTATTGACTGATTCTCTTAAAGCTAAGATAGAGGCGGAAGCAACTAACTTAAATCTTTTGAGAGTAAAGAAAGGAAATAAACTTCCAATATGAGTGATCCCTTTGAATCTTATAAATTATATAATGCATTAAAGCTACATTTTGAAACTGATAGCTATGATGCTGTAAAGTATAATTTTAAAACTTCAGTAAAACCTCAATCATTCTTTAAAAGAAAAGATAAATACTTTTTTGCAAAGATAGCCAATACATATGATAACTTAATTGATTTCTATGTGGCTAACTTTAAAAATGATGTTAAATATGTCGGTGATATGCTTAATGAAGGTGGTGAACGTTATTATCGTGAGCACAAAAAAGTACAAGAAAGTTTATCATATACTTTTGAAAATGATATAAATAAATTATCAGAGGAAAATAATTTTGATTCTCTTTTAGAAGCGAATGATAATGAACATCCTTTGGTAATACAGTTATGGATGCAAGATGAAATACAATTGGAAACAGTCGTAATCATCGATTCCATAACTGGGTTTATGGATAGAGAATCCAAGAAGATATCAGAAACAATTATTTGGCCTGACATCTATCGAAAGATTACTAAATATAAACCATTCGTAAAGTTCAATAAAGACAAATGTATATCTGTCTTAAAAAAGGCCTTTACAAACACATGAAAGTGTGGTATAATATAAATTGTTTTGTTATGTATAAAGTGGATAATTCAGTAAATATAGGAGAAAGATAAGATGTCTTTAGAAAATCTAAAAAGCATGCGAGGCTCGTCAATCGACAAACTCGTAAAAGCGGCGGAAGCTGTGTCCACAACTAAAACAGAATCTAATTCTTACGAGGATAATAGATTTTGGAAACCTACCAGAGATAAAGCAGGGAACGGATTCGCTGTGATTAGGTTCTTACCAGCAAAAGAAGGTGAAGATCTTCCATGGGTAAGATACTGGGATCACGGGTTCAAGGGACCTACTGGTCTATGGTATATAGAAAACTCATTAACGTCTATTGGACAACAAGACCCTGTTTCAGAAATGAACTCAGTGTTATGGAACTCAGGTAGAGATGAGGATAAAGCAATCGCTAGGGAAAGAAAAAGAAGGTTACACTATGTGTCAAACGTTCTTGTTGTATCTGACCCAAGTAATCCAGAAAATGAAGGAAAAGTATTCCTTTATAAATTTGGTAAGAAAATCTTTGATAAGATTATGGATGTTATGCAACCACAATTTGCCGATGAAGTACCAGTAAATCCATACGATTTCTGGGAAGGTGCTGATTTTAAAATTAAAATTAGAAAAGTTGAAGGTTGGGTAAACTATGATAAGTCAGAGTTTGCAAGTGTTTCACAACTACATGGTGGTGACGAAACTAGACTGCAAGAAACATATGACCAATTACATTCTTTAACAGAGTTTACAAACCCTGAGAATTATAAATCATATGATGAGTTAAAGCTCAAACTCAATAGAGTATTAGGTGTAGAGGCTGATGGTCCAGTTGCAGAAGCTCCAGTAATGGATGCTGTTGAAGCAACACCACAACCTTTTGCTGATGCTCCTTCTCCAGCTCCTACACAGGAAAAGGAAGAAGATGATACATTGAGTTATTTTGCTAAGTTAGCTCAAGAGTAGTCCGAAAGGGCCAGGCCGGTGATGCTGCAGCACACGCGGTCGAATCTGGGGACCTTCGGGTCCCCTTTTTTTATCCGTCTGTTCTTATATTAGTTTGAGCATTTCTGAGAGCATCAGAACCAGATGTTACCATAACATTTGAGCTTTGATTGTTATTAATAACGGGTGCATTTACGAAATTATTATTACCTGTTGCACCTTCAGGTAATTTTAACATTGCGTTTTCAATTGATAAATTTGTTACTGCCATAGATGGAATTGATATATCTTTTTGATTAGCTATTACTATATCAAGTGCACCTAGATTTGACCTTTCTTTAAATGTTTCTAATGAATCATTGATAGCATCAATATCGTCTTTTAATTTATTTAAAGGAATTTTATTACCAGATGTATCACCAAATCCATCCACGAATACATCTTCAAGTGTTAGACCCATTTCTTTGAGTGCTTTTGTAGTTTCATCTACATTATCTTTCATGTTGTTGTTATTAACACCCATTAAGAATGTACCTAAACTACCAAATACATCTGCAGCGTTTTTAATACCATCATTATTTAATTCATTTAATGGTCCTAAGCTATCTTTGAGTATTTGGAATATTGTTCTATCATCTTCAAAATACCCTAGTGTTAAGAAGTTAAATACATCTTCGACAATACCTTTTAGACCACCTAAACCATCAGCACCTAATAGTGCTACCATACCTATACCAATAGCACCTAATCCTAATCCTAAATCCTGTAAGTCTCTACCTGTCATTCCTTCAGGTAGACCTGTTACTAATGCATTAATACCTTCAGCAAAATTAGTTAATAAATTTTTAGTATTGCTACCATCTGCACCAAGTATTCCTGCAAGACCTGCTGTACCTTCAAATGCTGTAAAGAATCCTGCAAGACCTATACCCATAACAGTTAAACCAGCTGCAAGCCATGCACTTCCCTTGGGTCCAGCAATACCACCTACTGCCAAGAGAGCACCTAAAGCTGTTAATGATTTTTGATCAAAAGCATTTATACCTTCTGCAAAATTGGTTATTAAATTTTTAGCATTACTTCCGTCTACTCCTACAGCTGCACCTAATGATGACAGAGTACCAAATCCTAAGAAGAACGCTCCAATACCTGAACCCAGAGCAGTCATACCAGTTACCATTAATGCTTGTTTACCACCTTTTAAGAAAGCACCTAAACCAGCACCAACACCTAGTAATCCGACCAACGCTTCACCTGCATTCTTTTCTTGTAGTATATTTACAGAGTCTGCAAAAGAACTAACCATACTAGGTAAAGTATCAAATCCTTTTGTTAGGAAAGAACCTATTTCTGCACCAGCACCAAGACCAGCAAAGAATCCTCCAATACCAGCACCCATTGCACCCATTCCAGCAGCAACTAAAGCAACCTTTTTAAAGTCACCGGCAGCATATCCAACAACACCACCTGCAACTAGTAATCCAGCTAAAGCAATACTTGATGTTTTATCAAGTGGTTTGATAGCATCAGAAAATGATGCAGTTAAACCTTTAAATGAATCAAAGTTAGCACCAGAATTTATTGTTACTAAATCTGTTATTGTTTCACCTGCAAGTAAACCTAAGAAGAATGAACTTATAGCTGCACCCATTACACCCATACCTAAAGCAGTCTTTAAAGGATTGCCACTAAATGTTGCAGCAGCTAATAATGTGGCTAAAGTCGCCATAGAGCCAGGTGTCATTACATCTATAATACCACCAAATTCTTTAACTAACTTTTTAGTTGTACCGAAGTCGATATTACCCATATCACCCACGGATTTTTCAATTATCGCTTCACCACCAAGTAACCCACCAAAGAATAGAGGAATAGCAGCACCAAGTGCACCAAGCCCCATAACACTACCAGCCATACTACCAAAACCACCCATGAAGTTACTCATGAATCCACCACCACTATCACTACCTGAGCCACCGCCGCCTTTGCCGGTATTCTCATTAATATCTTTGAGGTGGTCTCTCATCTCTTGGAATACTGTTTTGTTTTCCTTTTCGTCTTCAAGAC